GACACGCCACCTCCTGCGCCTCCGGCGAAGGGGAAGTCGAAGATCAAGGACGTGCTCGAATCCGTTGAACACGACATCGAAGAAGCTGTGCACGATGTTGATGAAGAAGCAAAGCGACTCGCCAGTGACGTCAGTAAGGGCGTTTTCGGTCGAAGCAATGCGGACGTTTCAAACGGGCCTGGTCCAAGACGGTGACCTAATGCCGCCAGGAGACATCACTGATGCTCGCCGCGTCTTCTCGTTTGATGAGATCGAGAAGGCTGGTGACTACTTCCTCGGTCAGATCGACGATGGAGGAGTTATCAAACCGATGGTTTGGTTTTTGTTACCTACTCACAAGGGAACAGACAAATTTGATCGGCCTGACGAGCACAGTGGTCTCCACGGTTTGACCGAACCACCGTGGACCATTCGAGAGTGTGGAGATGGTTCGATTGAAGTCAGAGCATCAATAGGATGCGGGCCAGAGCCTTACTATTGGCACGGCTACCTCGATGAGGGTAATCATTGGCGGGAAGTCTGATGAAGGACTGCTCGCAACTGAAGGCTCGAATTGACGAAGTTGCGAACACCATTGATCAAGTTTTGGAGGAAAACGAGTGGCAGTTAACGAAGTCTCAATTAGGGCGCTCTACACCGCCATCGTCAAGCTCGAAAAAGGTGCCCCCCTTGTCCACGTCTCGGGGTGCATCCAACAGCACCCCCCGTTCCGTCGAGGAAAGGTCCTTATAGTCAAGGTTCTTCCCCGACGAGGCATTGCAGTTGGTGTGTGGACACGGAGAAAAGTTCCTGACTGGATGCCGGATTGGATGGCCGACGAACTCTGGATTTTGCCGGAGTCGTGGGATAACCTCCCTCCTGAAGATTTGACCAAATTCAAGGACATTGCAAATTGGTTTGCCGATGATGCTGAGACGCCGAACAACAGCGAAACAGAACGAGACACCAAACCAGTCGAAGCTGGCTGAGCGCGCCTCGAACCTCGGTGACGATGAGTTAGTGAAGCTCCTCGAAGCGTCCATCGCATCTATGTCGAGCTACGTCCCCGAGTACCGCTCGACGAGAGATGTTGCTTTTCTCGGGGAGATTCGACTGTCGGCTGAAATGGCCTACTCACTTGCTGATGAACTATTCAGTCGAGGGCAAGACTCCGCAGTCAAGCGCACTCGACAGTTCTTGGGCCGCTAATGCCTGTCGATGTTGTTGTCGTGAACTACAAGACACCGGATTTGCTTCAAGACTTCATTCGTTCTTATGAAGCCTTGGAACTACCGGGTTGCACGCTCACTATTGTTGAAGTTGAAGCGAACATTCCTGAAGATTGGCTTCGTGCTGAAGAATCCAATTCAAGGCAAACTCTCTTCTTTCGGGAAAACATTGGATATGGAAAAGCGTGCAACGAAGGGGCAGCTCTCGGGCACAATTCCATAATTCTCTTCGCTAACGCTGACACCCTTTTGAGTGATGGGTTCAGGGAATGCCATGACGCTTTAAGAGACCATCCGAATTGGGGAGTTCTCGGACCTCGACAAGTGAACGAGTTCAACTGCTTTACTGCGGGCGGCATCCCTGGTGGACCTCACGGCCATGTTCAACGTGGTTGGAACCAAACCGATGTTGGTCAGTGCAGCGATGTGCTTGAAGACGTCTACTCGGTTTCGGGTTCGCTTTATTTCATCAAACGCTCTGTGTGGAAAGAACTGACTGAGTGTCCGGTTTGGAAAGAGTATGCACCCAATGCTGTTGGAGCCTTCTTGGAGACGCGGCACTACTTCGAAGAGACGACGTGTTCTCGGCATCTCACTGCTCACGGGCACATCAATGTGTTCTACGGACCCGTGAAGATGACACACCTCTTTCATCGTTCATCAGATCACGGGGGTTGGCAGGATCGAGAGGTCACCAACAGCAAAACGATGCACAGAGAATTTCTTGCGCTACACGGCATTGAACATGAGTAACAAACTTCGGTGTAGTGCTTGTCGGCTGAATAAGGGTGAAGCAGAGTTTGCACTGAATTCCCGAACTAAGACTGGGCATCAAAATCAATGCCGTAGTTGCATGAAGAAGCACAACTCTCGTTATACAACTGATGATTACCGCTGGAAGAAAATCCTTTGGATGTATCATCTGACCCGAGCGCAATTTGAAGCCCTCTTGAAAAAGCAGGGCGGTCGTTGCGCCATTTGTCGGACGAAACGCCCAGGAGGTCGGTACAACCGTTGGGTAATCGATCACGATCACAAGTGTTGCGACGGCCCTTATTCCTGCGGTAAGTGTGTTCGAGGATTGCTGTGCAATCGATGTAATCACGGTTTAGGAAACTTTGCAGATAATCAAAAAGCTCTTCAGCGTGCTGTCATCTATCTTGAACGAATCGAGCACGAGTGATGGAAGACATTCGAGATCGAGACTGGTGTGCTTGTGTTGATCCACTTCTCAATCAGTGCAAGGAGCGTCACTGTCCGTGGAAGAGAAAGCGACTTGAAGAAGAATGAGACTTTTTGCTTTTACGGTTGGAAAGAACGAGGAGAGTCGATACCTGTCTTCCATGATTCGCAATCTTGATGGCTTTGTCGATGATCACTTTTTTTACGACGATCAATCGACAGATCGAACATTGGATATTGCTGACGTTTTGGGTTGTGTCGCTATCCGGCGTCCTGATGGGGTGGCCTCTTTTTCAGAAGATGAGGGAATGTTTCGCGAAGCCGCTTGGAAGTCTTTTGAGCTTCATATGCATCCCCGGCTTGGTGATTGGGTTCTCGTAATTGACTGTGACGAGTTTCTTTCCATCAAAGGTCAGGGTGTCGAGTTCAACGACATCATGCGTGGTGGAACGGCCGTCAATCTGAGTATCCCCGAAGTTTTCGGCTTTGATACAGATGGGTGCCCTCTTGTTCGCACGGATCGAAAGTGGGGAACAATTTTTGCTCCCCGACTTTTCGCCTATCAAGAAAATGGTGGCTTCGCTCGGGGCAAGGTTGGTGTTCCTGCTGTTCCGAGTTACGTCATGGCGACCCCGAATCGGGTCTCGACGGACGATGTCGTTTTGATGCACTTGGGGTACGCACGGTTTGAAGATCAAGAGATCAAATACGCTCGATACAACGGCGTCGATGGTCATTCTGACGAACACGTTCAGTCAATTGTGTCACCGGACAAGACGCTTGTTCGGTGCGAAGAGTGGAAGTGCAGGATTCCGTGGAAACAGTTGATGTCATAGTTCCAACCTGTGGCGATATCGATGTATGGAAGCCGTTGGCCGAGCGTGCTCAACAGTCGGCCTTCAACCAAGTTGTCAAAGCGAATCGAGTGATCTGGTCACACAAGGCGACGGTTTCCGAAGCTCGGAACTTCGGAGCTTCACTCAGCACCGGAGATTGGCTGATCTTTCTTGACGCCGACGATGAACTTGACCCACGGTATATCGAGCACATGATCGCGGGGAGTGGAGATATACGGCAACCTTCGACGCTCGGGGTCGTTAATGGCGTCGAGGATGATTTTCCAGTTCTTATCGAGCAGAAGAGCCTCATCATAGGTAACTATCTGATAATCGGCTCGATGGTCCGGCGGAAGTTGTTCTTGTCGGTAGGGGGTTTCCGTGACTTCCCGATTCTTGAAGATTGGGATTTATTTATTCGCCTCGCACTGGCTGGGGCTAAAATTGGCAAATGCCCTGATGCCATTTATCGGGTGCATGTACTTCCCGATAGTCGAAATAAACAGGGAGACTCAATTCATGGCAGCGTCTACAGTCAAATCCAAAGGGAACACGAAGCCGCTTGGTTCGCAAAGTTCCACCGTGACGAGTCATCCTTGTACGTTGTGTAAGCGACCAATTAAGAGCAAATACAAGCGTTGCAGTAACTGTCGTCAAGGTCAACGAGAGGATTATTACGCCAATCACGACCGCTTATTGAAGAAAATGCGTGAGCGTGATCCAGAAGGACGATTTGCTTACAACATAAAGCGTTGGTACGGAATCACGCTTGACGAGTACAACTCTTTGTTGAAAGAGCAGGGCGGGGGGTGCGCCATTTGCCATTCGACAGAACCGGCAGGCAAAAGAGTCAAGCGGTTTTCTGTTGACCATGACCACCGGACCGGAAAAGTTCGAGGTCTGCTTTGTAATCTTTGCAATCACTTGCTTGGCTGTGCTCGGGATGATTTGCAGCTTTTAGTAAATGCCGTTGCGTATTTGGAGCGGGTGGCATGACCAATAAAATTTATCTAAATACTAACGAAATTATCTTTCTAAACGCCGACCATCAATTAGTTGATGGAAGTGCTGTTCATCCTCTGATGTGTGAACAGACAATGGAGCACATGAGAGAAGTCCACGGTGTTACAGACGGTTATACCGAAGGTGCAATTTTGGACTTGTCGTGGTGGCTGCAACAACACTTGAAACTTCACCCACCAATTACTCGGAAGTGGCCTGACCTTAATGAGCCTGGGTATGGTCGTCCAATAAAAATGAAACCTGTAAAACGATGAGTTTGTGGATTAGGTGCAAAATGGCCGGGGCTGTAATTTCGGCAGTACCCGAAGCCATCTATCGCGTTCATGTGAACGAGGGTAGTCGCAACAAACAGCCGCCAGAGTTGCACGGTCAGACCTATATGCAGATTCAGCAGGAACACCAAATGGAATACATGCGAATGTTCGGTCGAACATGATCTCGTTCCTGATCCCTTATCTCCCAAATGGTGACGAATACCGAGAACGTGCGTGCAAGTACATTTTGGGGGCGTTGGCAATCGATTGGCATGAGCCAGATGCCGAAATCATCATTGGAGGAATCGAGCCGTTTAATCGGTCGGCAGCGCGCAACCAGGCGGCAAAGCGTGCCGATGGGGACATTCTCGTTTTTGTCGATGCCGACTCTTTTGTTCCAAAGCATCAAATTCGTGAAGCCCTTTCTCTGGCCGAGGAACGAGGGTGGGCATTTCCTTACGATCACTATTGCTCTATGACGGAGATGGGGACCGAGAACTTCATTGCTGGGGCTGCTCTTCCTGATCCATTGAGCTGGGGAACTGACATGTTTGATCGTGACTATTACGAGTTCATTTTTCCCTCGAAGGACACTCCTGAGCCCGCAGTCGGCGGGTGTGTTGTTGTGACTAGAGCTGCTTTCGAAACGGTAGGCGGATACGACGAGCGCTTCATTGGCTGGGGAGAAGAGGATCGAGCCTTCATGCTCGCATTAGACACGCTCGTGAATGCAGAGCATCGGGTGAGCGGCAACATCTTTCACCTATGGCACGAGCACCCCGAAGAGGAGTGTTTCGCTCAACCGAACTTCAGTGATAACCGGAAGCTCTGTAATCGCTACCGGGAAGCTTGCGGCAACCTTCAAATGATGCGGGAGTTGATCGCCGAACGAAACTGACTCGCTTTTGATTAGGGCCGTGCGGTACAACAGGCACAAAGCTCTGATCAAGAGGAGAGCCAGAAAATGACAATTGCACCTTCGAACATTCCGCCGGAGCGGACGCCGCAGTCGTACCCGCGCTCAATGGGTCCCGACATGGCGGGTCGCACCGGTCCCTTGCGTTTCGAGGAGGGGCTTGCCACCGACACCGATGTGCCGGACTCGTACACCCACGGGATGCGGGACGGCTATGCGACCGGGCCTGGTTCACCGAACCACAACAACCCCGACTCGCAGTACAAGCACGCCGACGAGACAATGGCCGAGCGTGCCCACGTCGGTTCGGCTTCATGGACGGACGCCCCGAGCATGCTCCGGTCGTTCGTTGATGGCGTCACCGAGCCCCCGGTCACCTTCCCCGACGTCATGCGCTCAGGCAGTCGCTATGAGCGAATGAGTCCAGAAACGGTGACGGACTAAATTTAGCCCTCGGGCTAAATGCTTCTTGTAGTTGTGCATTTCAATCGGAGAACGAATCGTGCTCCCAGGTAATGGCTGGGATTCCTTATGACTCTCACAGGAGGAGAGATATATGTCCGGCCTTTATCCGAGCACCGTTCTTGTCGAACGATTTCTTGCATCCGTTTCCGCGGAAACGATGGCTCAGAAGTTCATTGCTCCGTGTGACCTCGAAATCCTCGGGATGCTTCTTGTCCTTGGGACTGCCGCAGGTGCTGGCGACGGCGTAACCGTCAATGTCAGCAACAACCCGGTGGCTCAGGCCAACGTCGCCAGCACGCAGTTGTCTCCTAACCCCTACAACCTTTGGACGGCAGCAAACGTCCCCTCGGTTGCGGGTTCGGCGACGAGCAACATCACGTCGGGAACGATCACCACGAACGCCTACTTGGGAGCGTTGCTTGAAAACAAGCCTTACGCTCTCGAATACCCGTTCCCTGGTCCGCCGGGAACCGTTGGGTTCGAGACGGCGCAACAGACGTCGCAAATCACGTCGGCTCCGGTGACGACTCCTCCGACGATTGTCAAGTTCGGCATCACGGCGGGGCTCGTTGCTCCCGACAACACCTACACTGACGCGAACGGCTTCACAAGCACGCCAACGTCAACGGTGCACGAAGGTGACATTCTCTCCTTCGTGATCGGTGCCATCAGTTCCGTCGGGGCTGCCGCCAACTTGGAGATCGTGCTCTACGGCCAAGTTCGGTAATGAACCAAGAAGACGCTCGACTGCCGCAACGGCCTAGAGCTATTCAGGTTTGCGGTGTGTGTAATCCTCCATTTCGGACTCTTTCGAAATCCGAAATGGAGGATCACATCGAGAATTACCACGGCACGAATTGGGCTCCTGGCTCCCTGGTGCGTTCCAAAGATCAGTTGGAATTCCGACCACATCTGATGGACACACCTTGGGGCTCAGAGTTCAAGGAAGGACCGCTGAATCGTCGAAGGAGACGGTAAATGTCAATTGTCAATTTGCGTGGTATCGATGCAGCAGGCCACCCATCCGCAGCAGCAGTAAAGGCCGCAGGGTGCAATGTGGTTGGCTTCTATTTGACCGGTAAGTTCGCTCCGACGTCCGCACTGATCGAGAGCTACTTGGCCGCTGGGCTCGGGTTGATATCGATCTTCGAGACCGGCGCACAGAACGCTCTCGGCGCAGCCGCACAAGCCACGACCGATGCTCACGCCGCATTAGCTGCAATGGCGTCCTTCAAGCAGCCCACGGGAACCGCAGCCGTCTTCACAGTGGACTTCGACCCGACCGCTGCGCAACTCGCTGCTGTTGGTGAGTACGCCCAAACTTTCGCTGGCTTTTTGCGCGCAGCCAAGAACCTCGTCACCGGTTACGGAGGGACGGCCACTCTTCAAGAAGTAGTGAGCCGTGTTGATTACACCTGGCAAGCAGCCGGTTGGTCAAATGGTGTGCTCTTCCCCGCAAACATTCGCCAGGAGATCACGCAAATCACTGTTGGTGGCGTGCAGTGCGACCAAGACGCCATCCTGAAGCTCCCGTTTGGTGCGTGGTGTTCGAAGGGCGTTTATCCACCGACGCCGGTTCCAATGACTGCCGACGAATACTGCACCGTGCACGGCATGGTCATTATCGATTACGCCGAAGCAGAGATGTGCGTGTTTCCGGCAAAGCGAACGACGGCAAAAGGTAAGGCGTTGCCGGAGATCGGCTGGTATCAGTGGAACAATACGACCCACGACATGATGCCGCACAGTGATGCCAACATCCCAAAGACAGGGACCCTTTATGCATTCAAGGCAAATTTGGACGCAGCGGTCATTCCGCACGCCGGGACATGATTGGAGATGTTTGCTGTTACAGGGCCGTTGGTAGGGAACGACTCGGGGACAATAATTCTCGTGGTTGTGTGTTCTCTTATTTCTGGATTAGGCGCTACAGGGATAAGTGCCTTGGTTCACCGTCGCTCTGATGATCAGGCCAATCAAAGGTTCAATGCTGAACTGCGCGGGCGCAAGGACGTCCCAGGACTCCCCGACGAGGAGAGCATTATCGAGCGCATAGCGAGCGTTGAGAAGATGCTGAAACCTGGAACGAACGGGGTTAGGACTCTGTATGACAAGGTTGATTCCATCGAGAAGGTGACAGCGGCTGCCGGTTTGGGAGCAGAGCACGCAGCCCAAGCAGTTACCGAGGCTGCAATGCATGCAGCTATGCGAGTTGAAGCCGTTGCCGAGGCGGCAGCCCGACGACTTGATGATGCAGCACAAGCTGCGGCGACTCGACTAGCAGATGCTGAGACAAAAAAAACTGAAACTGAAAGGGATTGAATAAATGGGACCAGTGAGCGCAGTTGCAATTTTCATCTTTTTGTTTCTCTATGGCCTGAATGAAGGCAAATGGATTACGGCCAGCGGCAGATTGCTCGGCGTTATTGCGATCATTGTTGGACTCGTGATCTTGATTGACACGTTCTGGTATCAGTCGAGTGCTCGTTGGGCTGCAAGACATCCCAACGGCTAATGTCGGGAAAGTGACTAACCAGTTCTAATCGCCTCTTGTTACCTTTGATGGCGTGTCTGAGCAGCAAGCATTCTTCGATCCAAAGAAGCTCAATCCTCATCAGTTTGAGCCTGTCGGCAGTGCTCTTGAAGGAGCATCGCAGTACACACACGGGCGACACACGATTGAGGGATTAGACGACCGCATCAATGACCGGCACGCCGGTTACCGGACCCAGCTTGATTATCGCATGGCCGAGAAGCAGCCCGAGTCACCAAACATTCGCCGGAGTTATGGCGCATTTCGAGGTGCGGTCAACAAGCAATACGACTTCATGACAAAGCCTCGCGAAGAAGGCGGCATGGGACTCCGTCACGAAGCGGTCAATTTTGACCCATATGAGCCTAGCGCTGAGGGTGCGAAGGCAATGGGCGAGGATGTCAAGCGTGGTGTAATTCGCACGCACGCCACGACTCCTGAAGAGTCGCACGCCTATTTGAGCCCCGAGGAGAACGACAAGTTCCGAGCGGTGCACGACGTCTTCGGTCACGCAGCCACCGGTCGTGGGTTTGATCGTTATGGCGAAGACGTTGCGTACCTCAGTCACCGGCAGATGTTTCCGAAGAAGGCTGTTCAAGCACTCACCTCAGAGACTCGCGGGCAGAACACCTATTTGAATTACGGACCTGGGGGACACGGGGCAGGAACTTTCCCCGATCAGTCCAACAAGCTCATCGGGCTTCCTGCTCGGGCTAGTCGTGTCCGGCGTCCACGGAGAAGTGTGTAAATGGCGATTAGCTTCGTTTCTAATTCTTACCGAGCGTCGTCATCAGACCTCACGATTGCGATTAGTCCGCTCGGGCTCGTTGAGCTTGCCGACGAAGAGTTCGAGGTTCACGGGCCACGCCTCAATCGGTACGCATCCAACTGGGCCTTCTACCTTGGGCACCACTGGTCGTATCGGCGCGAGATCGGCGAGCCCCAACTCACGTTCAACTGGTGTAAGACGTTCAGTGATTACCTCACGAACTTCGCACTCACCAACGGAGTCAATTTCTCGTCCCCCGAAGCGACGTCGGCGATTGTGCCGGAGCTGTTGCGCCAGGTTTGGGAAGAGCACCAGCCAATGGGCAAGATGGCTGTGATGTGGGAGATCATGCAGCAAGGCTCGGTCTCCGGCGACTCGTTTGTCAAGGTTGCATTTGAAGAGGCCTACGACGACCCGGCGGGCAACTTCCACCCACCGAAGATTCGCATCCTTCCGCTCAACAGTGCCTTCTGTTTTCCTGAGTACCACCCCCACGACATGTCGCGCCTAATCCGCTTCAAGATGAAGTACCGCTTTTGGGGAACGGCGCTCGAAGGCACTCGACAGGTGTTCTCATATACCGAGCTTTGGACTGAAGACGCCTTCCAGTCGTTCATCAATGATGAGCTAATCGAGAGCCAAGAAAACCCGCTCGGGGTAATCCCGTTCATCCATGTCTCGAACACGAAGGTGCCGTCGTCGCCGTGGGGCTTGTCTGACATTCAAGACGTCACGGACCTCAACCGGCAGTACAACGAGACGGCCACATTGATTACTGACATCGTGAACTACTACGCATCGCCGGTCACGATCATTACCGGCGCGAAATCGAACAACCTCGAACGCGGCCCCCGCAAGGTATGGGCAATTCCGAATAAGGATGCTCGTGTTGCCAACCTCGAAATTAACTCACAGCTCGATGGACCTTTGAAGTTCCTCGAAACGCTGAAAGAGAAGATGCACGAGATTGTCAACATTCCGATGAATGCTTTTGGGCAGGAGTTGCAGATCAGCAACACCTCGGGCGTCGCACTTCAAATCACGTTGCTGCCATTGATGCAGAAGTTCCGACAGAAGTCGATTCAGTACGAGTCGGGGCTTGTTCGAGTTAATGAGCTAATCATCCGTGTCGCTTCGGTCTATATGCCGGAGCTTTTGCAGTTCGATCCATCTCGGGATGTCTTGCCTGAACCCGGTCAGCTTTCCGTGCTCGATCCGCTTGATCCTTTGACGTTTCGAAATAGTGTCGAATTTGCCAACCCGATGCCCATTGACAAGACGTTGGCTCTTCAGGAAATCCAAATGGAGATGGCACTCGGGCTCTTGTCGAAGCGTGGCGCTCTTCGCCGTCTTGGCGAGGCTTACCCCGCAGAAAAGCTCGAAGAGCTGTATAACGAATTGCACCTCGACCAACTCGAACAAGGTGCGCTCGATTTGCAAAGCGCACAGCTTCAGGTACTCATTCCGTTTCTCACCGGCATTTCCCCGACAACTGGGGAGCCGGTTGGAGAGGAAGGAGGGTCCGCATCTACGACCAGTGCCGGTCCTGCTGTTCAGTCTGCCGGTGGCCCAGGTGTCAACACGGCGACTGCAACACAACCAGGCTCGGCGATGCCAAACATTTTCGACAATCCAGAGACGAAGGATTTGCTCACTCGGCTCTCCACACTGGCGGCGGGAACCAAAGTTCCGCAAGTTCGGAATCCACTTCATGATCCAGAGGACGACAATTCCTGATGGCATTGACGTCAGTTGAAAGACGACGGCTGTACGTCCAACGCCATCCCGAACGTGTTGCTGCTTCCAAGAAGTCCTATGGCGCAACCGAACGAGGCAAGACGACAAAGAGGAATTACAACCGTCGATATTACGAAGAGCATGGCGAAGAAATTCGCTCCCAGGCGAGAGATTGGTGTAAACAAAATCTTGATCGCAAGCGGCAACTGAACCATGTTTGGCGTGATGCCAATAGAGAGCATTACAACGACACCCAGCGAAGTTGGTATAAGACCAATCGAGAACAAAACCTATTGCAGCGCCGTGCTTACGACGCTCTGGTTGCAGCCCAAAGGCGTGCTCGAAAGCGTGGGGCTCAAATTGGTGCGGTCACTATCGAGCTTCTTCAGGAGAAGTGGAATTATTGGTTTGGGCGTTGCTGGATGTGCGGAAAACAAGCTGAAGCTTGGGATCACGTAAAACCTCTAGCTAAGGGCGGTGCTCATTGCCTCGCAAACCTTCGTCCGGCATGCAAACCATGCAACAGCCGAAAACGAGATCGTTGGCCGTTTCGTAACTGACTTCCGGTCGGCATTAGCCATTAACTACTGTCGCCGACGTAACACTGTGGCCTTAATCGGAGAATTAGAAGGAGAGTTGTAATGACACTCGATCCAGCAGCGGTAGTTCCTGGCGGAACTCCGCTTCACCTCCACATCGACCCGCGTGCTTCCGCAGTGCCGGATGGCTATATGTCAGCAGCGCAGGTCGAAGAGCTGCTAAATCGTGAGCGCGAGCGCGTTCGTCAGGAAGAGAAGAACAAGCTCTACCCTGAACTTGAACAGGTTCGAACCGAATTTCGTTCAGCGCAAGAGACGCTTGCAACGCTCACGACTGAGCGAGAGCAGCAGATCGCCGAGCAGACTCGGATTGCCCAGGAAGCCGAAGCGGAAGCCGAGCGCCTTCGGCAAGAAGGACTCAGTGCAAACCAGCGCCTCGAAGAGTATCAATCTTCGATGGATCAACGATTTGCCCAAATCGAAGCCGAGCGTTCCGCCGAGCGAGCATTACTCGCAAAGGAATCGCGTTTGCGTGAACTCGACAACTACGCATCACGGCGTGTGCAAGAAGTGACGCAGGCGGAAGAGATCATGCCGGAACTTGCCACCTTCATTCGTGGGAACAACGAAGACGAGATTGAGCAGAACATCGAAATCGCCAAGGCGAAGAGCGCCGAAATCGCAGCTCAGATCAGTGCGCGGTTCAACAGTGCGCCTCCACGTCGAGTGATGATGCCTCCGACCGGAGCGCCGCCCATCGACGTCGCCGCCTTCACCGGCAACGACCGTCAAATCACTGCACAAGAGATCGCCGACATGCCGATGGAGGATTACCGGCAAATGCGGGGGGCTCTTCTCGGTGCCGCAAGCGAGCGTGTTCGCACTCTTGGGGCGTATGCGCCGTAATAGTGCCTTGCATTGCATTAGTGAAATGCACTTTGATGTTTGATTAGCGGATTTTCTTTTGTAGAACCAAATCGTGGCTGCCAGAGTCAGGCATTAGAGGCTCGAATCATTATTGAGTAAAGGAGACTCAAAGCATGGCCTCTGCAATTACCGGCTCGCCTTATCTGGCCGCTTCGCCGACTGGATATGCGGGCGCAAACTCAACGCTTGGGCAGGCAATCCAGACGATTTGGTCCAAGGAAATCCTGTTCCAGGCAATGCCCATTCTGCGCTTCGAGCAGTTTGCGGTCAAAAAGACGGAGCTTGGTGTTCAGCCTGGTCTGACCATCAACTTCATGCGATACAACAACCTGCCAAATGCTTCGCAGTTGGTGGAAGGTGTTCGCATGCAGACCGTCGCTTTGACGGCGAGCCAGTTCTCGATCACGGTTGCAGAACAGGGCTTCGCTGTGTCGGTCACGGAGCTGTTGCTCAATGCCTCGTTCGACGACGTCATGGCTTCGGCCTCCCGTCTGCTCGGACGAAACATGGCGCAGTACCTCGACTACAGCGCTCGGAACACACTGCTTTTGGCGTCGTCAGTGATCTTCGGATACAACTACCTCGCCACCGACAACCCGCGGACCACGCAGTCGCCGTATGACCACGGCTCCGCTGCAACGTCCACCAACGGGTTGACGGGGAACTACTACTTCACCCCGGCTTTGGTGAAGGATGCAGTATTGACCCTTGCTTCGAAGAACGTTCCTCGCCTCGGTGAGACCTACGTCTGCTTCGTGGCACCGACCCAGTCCCGAGAGCTTCGAGACTGCCCTGAGTTCATCGAGGTTACGAAGTACGCCGCCCCCGGCAACTTCGCCCTTGGCGAGATCGGTCGGCTTTGGGACTGCGTGTTCATTGAGACCACGCAGGTCAACCAAGCGCAGACCACGGCCGCTACTCCGGCCACGTACTACCAGGCGATCTTCATCGGCGACAATGCTTTCGGGCATGCGATTTCGTTGCCGGTCGAGCTTCGTGACGGTGGCGTTCTCGACTTCGGTCGAGAGCACGCTCTGGCATGGTACGCGATTTGGGGTCTTGGATTGATTACAGATTGGTCGGTCGTGATCGCAAATACCAACTAGTTGAACTCCCCAGTAGTTGTGTTAAACTGCTGGGATGACAATCAGAACGTGTGCTCTGTGCCCAGCACAGAAAGCTCCATACAAACATCCAGAAGACCCTGAGCTTCGTATCTGTCAGGCGTGCAAGCGTCGATTAGAACGACAAGCTCGGGGTCTTTTGCTGCCAGGACCAAAGCCTGATCCAACACGACCAAGGTCACGATATGGAACACAACGGGAAGGAAGCCCAAATCGAATATCACGTCGTCAATTTGCGACTGAAACTCGCTGTGCCAACAATCACCTGTTTACCAATGAGAGCACGTATTGGCGCAAAGACCCAAATGATGGAGTAGAGCGTCGAATCTGCCGAATTTGTTTGCGAGCAGCACAGCGCAAATCAAAAGGGCTTCCAGCAATTCCAGATGACACTCCGTTTGGACCACGCAATAAAGACAAGACGCATTGTCCACAAAATCATGAGTACACGCCAGAGAACACTTACACCTATAAGAGCGGTCTTCGTCGATGCCGAAAATGTATGCGAGCGCAGCAAATACGACACGATTATGGGATTGAGCCGGAGCAGTTTGACTTTTTTATCGAGAAGCAAGGAAATGCTTGTGCGATTTGTGAGCGGTCGTTTGAGGTGGAAACACCGCACGTTGACCACGATCACGCTGACGGGCATGTACGAGGCATTCTCTGTCGTCCTTGTAACTCGGGCCTCGGGTTCTTTGAGGATTCCCTGACGATGCTCAGGCGGGCCGTTCGCTACTTGGATAGGATTTCAGCATGAGCAGGATTTCACCGCAGGCTCAACGACTAAAGGACGCCGCCGCCAATGTCACCGGCCACCCAAAAAGCTTTTTTACGGTTCGCACCGAGAAGAACCGTTATGGCGAATACGGTGATGCTCATCTCGATTTGAACATCCGAAATATCGTTCGAAAAGGAAATGGGCTGACGCATAGAGATGTTCACGAGAATCTTGCGGATCACGCCGATGATCTTGCAAAGCAAGGCTTGACCGTGAATGTGATTCACTCTTTGGACGGTCGCCGGAGCACCCATGTCTCGTCTACTCACAACCCTCGGCAAGAGGTGGCGGAATATCAAAATGGCAAGTGGAACACCCGTTCTCTGTTTCACGACCGTCGTCAATTGAGCGCCCAGGAACTTCGAACACTTCAAAAGCCGGATTCGGAGTGGAACTAACCGACTGGTCGGTGGTTGTGGCGAATACGAACTAACGTCTCCAATCGAGACGTCTGCAAGGCTGAGGCCCGCCCTTCGGGGCGGGTCTTTGCTATTCGAGGGCTTCTGTAATGAGGAAGCTCACTCGTTCGTCGTCGCGCCATCGCACATAGAGATCGACCATTTCGTCAATCGCTTCCCACGTTGTGACGAATCCACAACGGGCGGCTTCTCGGGCAGCGGAATTGCGCAGACGAACACGCACCTCATCGTTGCTGATTGTCGTCCAGTACGGAACGAATCCGCCGAGCATTAGAGCAGCCTAACTGACGTGAAGTGGGATTAGGCCGCATGGCAAGCTCTTTCTCATTGGGAACCCGGGACTAACCATGTCCCAAAAAGGAGAATTCAAATGGCGCAGCCAAAAGGTAATCGAGGTCCAGACCGGGCGAGTGCGGGAAGCCGTCGCTCTGCTCGTTCCCCCGGCGACATGACCGGGCGAGTAAAGGACCAACAGGCGAAGGCAGCCAAGGCTGATCTTGAAGAGCGCGGAGCAGAACTCACAATGATGAACTCAGCGCAGGCCGACGACGAAGAGCACGGTGTCTTCGACGGCCAGTCCGGTGACCGTGTTGATTTGCGTGATGCACAAAACCGTCACGTTGTAATCGATGACGAAGGCGATGACGATGAGAGCTTCCGATTCGCTCCTCAATTTGCCGAGGAAGAGCCCACTTTGACTGGTAAGGAAAGCGCCGAAACGCTTGCGCCAATCATCGCCGCCCGACGACAGCACGCAGCGCCTCCGGCGCACGCAGTTCGTTCGTCGATGGCAACCATTCGCGTCGATCAAGACATCGAGGATATGACCTACGGAGTCGTGAACGGCCGACCAAATAACTTCACACTCCGTGAGGGGTTGAAGTATCGATTGCCGCTTCCCGTGGCCGAGCATTTGAACGATCTCGGGTTGGTTCGCCAATGGTTCTAACGAGGAGAACACTATGCCGTCCGTCCAACAGACGTTGGTCCCCAATCAGTTCTTTCGGTACACCATTACCGATGCAATTTGTCGCGGGGTCACTGTTTATCAAGTAGCCAACGTTGCAGAATGTTGGGCGACGGCAAATGGGCAGGACCCCGTTGTGCCCTCCGGTGGTGTGGAAGTGACCGATGGT